CACTTCTGGCGAGTGAGAAAGCGTTTGTTGTTGGTTTTGGTGCAATAGTTTTCCAGAACAGTGTTGAGTTATCAAGACCAAGAGTCTGAGTATCATACCAGTCAACAGATGAAGCAGCAGTGAAACCGCCAACATCACCATTACCGCCATTATTTGTGTTGATTCCGGCAGAAGAAACGAATGTTAGATTTGCTCCAGTAATAACAGAAGAATTTGCATTTCCTTCAGCATATGTAATTGCAACCTCGGTTGAACCACCACCAACAGTTTCTACACGAGAAACGATTTTAACGTCAATCTCACTGTTTGCTCCAACGGTATCAGTTCTTACACCAGTAACAATACCCTTAAGGAAACCTGTAAAGGTTTTTGCAATACCAGCACTAGCAACGGAGAGACTGTTAATTCCAACAGTAACACCAAAACCAATTTTAGCACCAATGCCGTATAGGTCAGTTGTTGTAATACCGACTGTTTGGTCTGCAATGTCGTCAATCTGACAAACTTTCAGATTATTTGCCCATGAACCGGGGTCTTTTGCTGCATAAGTGAAATTTGTTGAATTTGAATAAGACTCAGTATAATCATCATAACTCTTAATTTTCAGAGTCGTTGTTGATGCAATTCCAACACCAGCATTTGCACTTCTAAGTCTACCAGCGTCGGCACGAACAACTTTTAGAACACCGCCATATGCAAGATATGATGACGCACTTAACCAATATTCAAAGTGATTACCAACAGATTGTGGTCCACCAAAGACATCAAGAAGTTCTGCTTCAGTCTCAATGGTATATACTTGTTCAATTGGTCCTTTTTCAAAAGGAGCAACAATACCCGCACTAGTTGGGTTTACATTTTCAGCTCTTCCGACTGTTAGGTCAACTTCCCTGACTCTAATACCGGGAGATAATTGAGGAGTCGCCATTCGTTTTTCTCCGTTTCCGTAAATTAACTAGAAATATTTATAGTTTGTATGTTTTTCAGAGGGGAAACACTGCATGAACAACTACCAGTCAGGGTAAATATCTGGTCCATATCTAAGTACAGGATCATATGGTATGTCTGTCTTATCTTTCTTTTTTTTCCTAGACTCAGTTACTCTTTTTATGGTACATATCTTACACTCGTATGAATATGAAGAACTTAAATCTACTCTAGAGCTTCTTATTTTATAAAATCCATCTATAAGATCTTTCACCTCTCCACACGAACGACATTTTCTTTGAGCAAAAAATAAATGCTCCGATGAAAACTGTTGTTCAAGATCCATCACATATAATCCCACATATAAGAACGATCCCCATATTCGTCAGTGTGCCATCTATCACCATTAGAATCTACAAAAGAAGTATCATCTAATCCGTCAGACATGAAACCAAAAGGTGCCATATCTTGTTCAATTTGATTTTTTTGTTCATCATATAATCTCTTTCTAATATCCTGATCGGTCAGTTCTTTGAAATAATCTTGAGCAACCAACCACGCATAAATTACTAGACACATTGCAAGGTCATCATTACAACCTTCCTCAGCTTCAAATGAGTTATTTTTTTGAATAAAGGTAGTTAATTCCGAAATAATTTCATAGTCATTGATAAAAAGTTTATCTTCCTCAATCATTGCTTTGAGATTAAGAGATCCAACCTTCTTTACAGTCTTAGACATTTTCAATCCTAACTGTGTTTTCTTTCCAGAAAAACCTTGACCTACAACTTGCCCTGCTCTACCCCGCATGGAACACATAAGAAGATTCTGATACTCCAAATCGTATTGAATAATTGATGCAACCTGATCACCAACATCATTTACCTCACATAATATAAATGAATTATTATAAGACTTAGCAACTTCCCATATTATATTAGGAAATAACATTGGTTTTATCTCATTATTTCTATATTTTGCTACTACCTTGTGGGGAAAACTAGTTATATCAATAACAGTAAATGCAGAGTAATCATTACCAACACCTCTGGCAACGTCAACTGTCATAATATAATCATGATTTTGTTGTGGATCACAGTGGACATCTAATCCAGCATTTTTCTTTATTGGATTATCATATGCTAATGTTCTTAATTTACTAGGTGCAATTAGAGTATCAACAGATCCTAAGAACTCACACTCAAACTCAACCTTGAACTGTTGGTCTGAAGTGTTTGAAATAGTCTGTCTCTTCCATTCAGCATCTCTACCAGGAACTTCTGACCAATGAACTTCTGTCGGTATATAATCATTATCACCTTTCTCCGAATCATGCCACATACGGTAAAAGTGATTCATACCGTGTGGGGTAGAAACAATTAAGACTTTCGTGCTTTTACCAGAAGATATAGTAGGATAAACAGATGCAAAGAATTGGTCTGCAATATGGTTTGGAATGAATGCGAACTCATCGAGGAAGATGACATTATAGGAACCACCTCGGACAGCACTCGCAGATGTAGAAGCTGCCAATATCTTACTGCCATTTTCTAACTCCAGAGATCCCTTGTTCCATGATATTATACCCTGTTGCATCCATTTGGGTAGGTTCTCGTATGCAAGTTGTAATCTACTGAGAAGATCCCTAGCAGTAGACGCTTTGTTTGCAAGAATAGCAACGTTTACATTATCATTGAATACTGCATAATGAAGTAGATATGATACACACGTCGTAGACTTACCAGTCTGTCGTGGCATCTTACATATGTTAAATCTATGATTATGAAAGTTTCTAATAAGTTTTTCTTGAAACTGATACATGTTAAAGGGAACAAGACCCTCGTCAAGAGAAACAATCTTTACATAGTTCTTTGCAAAATATACAGGATCATCCTTACACTGGATAAACTCCTCAATCTGATTTGCATCAAACTCAATTGGAGTATTTGCTTTTTTTAGATTAGGATTACCAAGATATATTCCTTCACTCATCTAATCATTCTCCAAATATATTAGTCAACTGTTTAGACATTCTATCTCTAAGTTCATTTATCCTTTTTTCATCATACTGTTGAAAGTTTCCTCTCTTCTTAACTTTCTTATAATAATGGAGGGCATTTAAAATAATAGTATAATCCTCCAGAGTCAAGTTGAATTTAAACATTTTACTCTACTAACGTACCATGTGCTCTACGAATCACCCTAAGTGCTTCTAAGTTCATATCCTTAGTACCACCATCATAAGCATGAGCATAACCTTCAGTAATCATCTGTTCATTCAGTGATACTTCTGCGTCTCCAATATATAACCAACCAAGAAGGCGACCGTACTTACCCATACCGCCAACCAATTCAGTTCTGACAGAGAGTTCGTCATCACCAGCAATTGCTCCTTCTAGTTTTTCTTTCATCCAGTTGGTAGCATCTAGTCCCAGAGCCTTCTCCTCAAGATTTCTCGTTCTTTTCTCTGGTGTATCAACTCCTGCAACTCTAACTCTTTCTTTCTTGTATAAATCAAACCCGAGGTCAATAGTGACATCGATAGTATCGCCATCAAGAACACGATTAATCTCCGTGACTCGGAAGTTGTAGCAGGACTTCCTGCTTGGTGGTGTCATTGCTCCCATAATTGATCTCCTTTGATTCTGCTGCGGTTGCTATTCCAATAATTGTGATTGCTGCAGATAGGACTGCTGTTGCACTCCATACCCACTTCTCTAGTTTACGAACTCTATCACGGAGTTCTTCTGTCATCTTTTCAGCATCTTCAATCCTGTGTGTCAGGAGTGCTAGAAGTTGGTCCTGGTCTGCGTCCTTCTGATTGATTTGATCCGCCATCGTCCAATTCATCAAAAGCCATACGCATTATATAGGTGATGTAATACGATACACCTATGAGTAATATTATTATTGAAATAATAACACTCCAAGTTGGATCACTACTATTCTCTAAAGGTCTAAGAAAAAAATTCATTACTTATCTTCAGTATACCAAAAATCTTCCCAATCTTTTCCAGTTGCCTCGTAAATTGGGCATGGTTCTTCCATAAGGAGATCAATTTTTACTCGCATCATCCTAACACGAAGTTCTTTTTCCTGTTCTTCTGTCATTCTCAGTACTCTTATAAAAAAGTATTCTTTAACTTATATATTCTTGTATGAATTTCACCCTTTGATATAATACATTTTGATATTTTACTAATTTTCATCCTTAAGTTTTTCTTCTATACCTTTCTCTAAAATATCAAGTCTTTTCTCCCATGTATCTCCACCATCAATACCCTTCATTGGATTAATACATTGATGATCACCAAGTTTATTGCAAACAAGACCTGCAAGATCTACCTCATTTCCCTTGGTTCCAGTACCAGACCAATAATGTTCACCATTGATCCATATTGCACGACATTTTGGACATTCCTTCCTGCTGAGAGTCAGGTCGGACAGTTCTCTATCGTTGATCATTTTTTAATTTCCTTTTGTTTTTTGTTTTAATTCTTTCAACTCGGGTAATGATGATAGGTTAAGTTGTTTTTTTAACCTACGTGACATAAAATACATTCTTACTCTAATGATTAAAAATCTCAGTTGTAAGTCCAAATAATAAAAAAGACGTATGGTGCTTTCATATCCACCATACACAAGTAGACATGCGATGATAAAAACAGTTAGGTAAAGACCTAATAAGGTAGTTTGCATGAATTAATTCCCATAAAAATAACCTTAGGTTATTAATGTATATAGATGCTACAACATTTATGTCGTAAAGATTAACACTTGACAAGTTAGTATTTCCTAACTATAATATCTTTGTTAAGGTTGATAGGATAGCTATAAGAATAACAAAGATACTCTTAAATCAACACTTCCAACGTCTACGTGCTTTGCATACTGGTTTATCTGGTGTTTTAGAACAATCAATATTGTGCATATCTTGTTGACCTTTTGATCTGGCACAATACGACTTTCTGCGTTTAGAGTCTTTACTACCTGATTTAGGATCACCAGTTACAGCAGTCTTTAATTTTGAATCAGGATTCTCTCTACGATATGCTTTAACAGCAGCAGAACTCATACCATCAGTCTTATCTTTCTTATTTACTTTTTGCCAGTCTTCGTTAGTGACTTGTATTAAAGGTTGCCCTGGTTCAATTTGAGAACCAGAGACATAGTTTACTTTTCCACCAGGATATAATTTTTGTATCTCTACTTCAATTTCCTTTCTAGTAGGCATTGTTGTTTGTGGGAAGAACATCTTTACAGAGAAAGATCTACCTCTCCACGACACAATTATCATTAAGATTTGACCTGTTTTAGATTGAAGTCTTGATGCCTCAGTCATTGCTTCCATATCATATAGCATTTCCCACTCAATATCTTGGGTTGTAGGTTTCAGTGGTTCTGGTTTTACTATGTCATCAATAACTGCGAAGGTATCACCATAAGCATCAGTCAATTCAATATCTTCTTTCTTCATCTTTTCACGTTTTGCCTTTGCTTTAGCAAGTAACCTTGCTTTAGCAGCATTTTGCTCATCCTTTGGAATAGATGTTACAGCACCAACTTTTTGGTCTACATCACCAGGTGCATAACCTTCTTTCTTTACACAATTATTATATGTCTTACCAAACATCTTTTTAGTGCCTTTCTTTTCATATCCTTTCCAGCACTTCTGTCCTTTCTCATTGAGTTCAATTGCACCAATCTCTTCTAGTGCTGCAATCTGTGCTTCTGTAAACCCTTGGAACTCTTCTTTCTTTGATGAGTTGCCCCAATTAGCAGCACCCTTCTTACGACACTTCACAAGGGCACCTGAAGCATATGCACTTGGCCATACAGAATAACGAGACTTGACCTTATGATAACAAGCATCTTTTTTGCCACTACTCGTACCTTTCTTGTCCTTTGCTTCGTTGACTTCCATTTCTTCTTTTTTCAGTTTTCTGGTACTGTCAGTTTTAACGTAAGTTGGTTTTGCAGCACCAGTCTTTGATTGTTGTCCTGGGTCTGCTGCTTTTTTTCTTCTTGCTGCTGATTTTCTTTCTGCCTTACTCATACTTGCTCTCTTTGCTGATGAAACACACTTAGGTGTCCCTTCACCAGGTTCATCACTTGCACAAGTTCCACCAGTCACAACATTAACCCAACCAGATTTACCATCCTTAGATTTGGACTTGCCGAACCAATCGCGAAGACCTTCTTCTGCATAGTAAGAAAGATTTATCTCTATAATACCAGAGTCAGATGCAGCATCCTTAATTTCTTTATCCGATGCATCATTCACCGTGTACTTGTCCCACATCTTAGGACCAAATCCACATTCCCCTCTAGATTCTTTCTTCTTACAGAGACGACAGTATTTCTTCATTGTAATTGACAATTACCCTTTTATTATTTAGCAATCATTGAGTGCCGATCCAACTTGAGAACCAATCTCTGATCCAAGATTTTGTCCAAGTAGTAATGCCCAACCAGATGCTAACCACCCAATATATGGAATAGAGACAACAGCAGGGACTGCAACTCCAGCGGCAATAGCACTACCTGCCATTGCACCTTGTGACCGTGCTCCAGCGTCCGCCACGATGCACTCTACGTCTTTCGCAGACTTTCCCTCTTCACCTGTTGCACCTCCCATATTACGAGTTCCCTCCATGGTGAATTGATCACGACGGAATTCGTTTCTCTTCTCGGTTCCACCACCAAAGAATCCTCTCTTCTCTTTATCTAGTGTCAAAGATTTGGTAGACTCGAGTACTTTAGGGTCATTGGCACGATATTCAATTTCGTAACCGTCCTTACCTGCCTTAATTTTATAAGACGAGTAAGGACCACGGGGGATATTAAATGTTGGTGGTTGCTGTATTGATTGCTGAGGTCTTATCAGATGTCCCAAAACCCCAATATGAGCAATACCAACTACTGCACCAACAGTGTAAATAAACCATTTCATGGGTTTGATCTCCTTTTTTGGTTTAGGTTCTGGATAGTAATCTCCAGGTTGCTCTTTATCGGAGTTTTGGAAGAACTTCATTTTAATCCTCGTCTTCTGCGTTTAACTCAATTACTCTAAGTCTCCAGGAGTCTTTTACGGCATCGATCCAAATAACATTACAAATTCCCTGAATTTCTGAAGTTTCTGATGATAGATCGGTATCCACAAGAGTAGTGGAACCAATTCCTACAGATCCTGGATTGATGATACGACGATGAAATGTTCTAGTAACTTCTAC